CTGTTACTAAAGCACCTCCTGAAGATACTGTAAGAGTATTCTGTATCCTTGTAGTTCCGTTGATGTCTAATTTAAAGCCTGAATCTACTCCTGCTGATGTACCGATTCCTATATTCCCCGTAGAATATAAAACTAATGTATCACTTTGATAAACTCCAGATGCATTGAATCTTGAATATATCTGATGACCACTAGAGTTTATTGCAGCAGTATATCTATCTACTCCATTTAATTGAAATCTAAATCCTGCAAAACTTCCTGTTGTGTTAAATACTGCAAACGGACTTGTCCCTTTTATTTCTAATCCATAAGTTGGTACAGTCGTACCAATTCCTAATCTGTCATTAGTAGCATCCCAAAATAAATTACTCTCACTTGTTAAAGAAGTCGTTCCGTTGAAATAAGCTACTTGTCCTGAAGTTCCTGTACCTGTGATTGGATTGGTTAAAGCACTCTGTCCTCCTATGTCTGAAAGTAATTCCGACCCGGTACGATATTTAATAACTCCTGAATCACTTACCAAAAATCTGTCTGTGTCAGTAGTTGCGTTAGCTATTGATGATAAAGTTACAGTTGATTGTAATCTCGTAGTTCCGTTGACATCAAGACGGAAGCCATTATCAGAAGTAGAATTTAATGATAAATTACCTGTTGAATGAAACCTTCCTGCTTCTGAATAACCTGAACCAAGTAAAAACAATAAAGAACTATTACTTGCAAGTCTTGTATTTGTTCCGTCATTACTAAATATACCTACCGCTGAACCCCTTGTTAAATTATATCCAAAACCTGTTCCTGTGCCTGTTATTTTAACTCCTCTATTTGCAGTATTAATTTGTAAAGCATAACCAAAATCAACACTACCACCTATTCCTAAAGTTTTATTAGTAGGATCAAATTGTAAATCATTACTTCCTGCAACAGTATCAAAAGATGTAAAATAAGCTACTTGTTGATTTGAACCACTACCATTTAATTTACTATTAAAAGTTGTCCAATCAGTTGAAGTTAAATAACCATCTGTACTATTATCTGCTTGAGTTATTCCTATCGTACCGCTTGTGGTTATCGTTCCTCCCGTAATAGGTGAAGAAGTAGCAATAGAAGTTATTCCTCCTGCATCTGTTCCATTCTCCCAAACATTTAAAGTAGAGTTATATTTTAAAATCTGACCATTGGTCGGGCTATTGATTTTAACATTGTGTAACTCGTCAATTTCATACCCGTTATCTACTTTAACAAATATCTTTCCGTTGTTCTGTTGAGCATAAACTACGAATCCACAAATAACCGTATGTTGCGGTGCTTGTGGTTTTATATTCGTTAATCTACCCGGGACAGTAGGACTTAAATAAAGAATGTTTCCATCTACCCAAGTCTCACCTTGTAAACTTCCTGTAGTGTTTATGTTCTCAACTAAACCCGAAGTAATGATAAATCCTTCGTTGTTGTTGTTGATATTTTCAGCAATAAGACCTAAAGTATCTGCACTATTTGCGTCATTATTCGCTTGTGCTAAATTAACCTGAAGTCTCTGACCTTGTGCTCCTGTGACCTTAACGACTTGATAGTTAGAACGAAGAACATTGCCTCCCGTTCCGTTTACTATCCTTGCGACTTGCTTCTGACCTAAAGGCAAAGAAACAGAACCGCCTTTTAAAAGTAGGTCAATCGTTCCTTCTTGGTCATTCCATCCTAAATTACCTATCGCAGGAGTATAAGTTGTCGGAGTTATGTCAAACTGAACATACCCGGTAGTTAGTCCGTATTCTCCTAATGTGACATTTCCCGTTGCCCCTGTATAAGGAACTTTTAAATCTAAAGCGGATTGTAAATCAGCCTGGTTAGTTATACTGCCCTCTATGTCACCCCAAACAACAGTCTGACCATCCAATGTAATCTCAACAGGATTACTGCCGTCATCAATGTTGACAACAACCTCTTGAGAATCTAATGTAACCTCAATTAAAGGTTCGGTAAATATCCGTGCTGATTGGTATAATGACATTATATTACTGATTCAACAGACCTGTCGTAAATTATTAAAGTGCCGTTAAGTTTAACCTTATTGTCGTATAACAATTGGTAGTAATATTCTCCCGTGCTATAATTTGAGTTAGTGGCAGAAATAAGTACTGACAATTCATTTGAAACCAATGTGAGACCTGCAGCAGAAGTAAGAGTAAACAATACCGTACTGTCTTTTTGATTCTTTCTTAATGTAAATGTAAAAAGATTGCTTGGCCAAATGTAAGGGTCACCGGCAGAATCTTTGAATGATATTTTAAGCGTTTCAGCGGAATTGAATCGCTTGTATAGTTTTAATGTGCCTTCGCCACCAAATGTTACCTTACTCATTTTTGAGTTTATTTAAAGTCTTTGGAAATAATTTCTCTACCTCTTCCGGTGTCATAGGTTTCTGTTCTGCTTCATCCTGGTCAAATGACAACTTGATTAAATCTGTTTCTTTAAAAGGGATTGGCTTGGTTTTAGAATCTCTCATATAGTTTATCATTAATATCCATATTTTTCTGATTCTTAACCATTCCAATTCCTGTAAAAGCTTCTTCTCCTTTTCTGACTCTTCGTATTTCTTAATATGTAAATCAAACTCATACCAAGACAAATCGAAGAACTCTTCAACGGAGAGATTTAAATTAACAAAGGCAAAGTTGAGATAATCATCAATATCCCAGTCTTTTACTGATGAGTCCCCTCCGGGGTCGGAGGGGTTTGATCGTTTGGGATGCTGATGTTTTCAGTTATGGTCTTTTCCATTGTCTCAAATCCAAAGGTATCAATCCACGCAGCCACATCATCCTTGCTTGGCTCTTCCTTTTTAAAAAGCCTTGCATAAGCAACCGCAGCAGTCCAATACCAGGTAATTTGAGCCTCTATGTCTGTACCATCAAGTAATTCGGACATTTGAGCCAATTTGCAGTTCATTGACTTGCAAAATAAAGCAGCCTGCATTGTACCGAATTTGAAGCCCTTTTTTGCTCCAAAAACATCAATCTCAACTATGCCTTTGTATTGATTCATTAAGATTCGTATTTAGCCCAAGTTCCTGTGATTTCAAATGTACCGCTAAAAGTAGTGGCAGCATTCAAGGGACCAGTAAATGACAATGTGTTCAAGTAAGCTTGAGCGTAGATTGTCAAAGTAGTCTGATCACCAACACCGATTGAAACCTCTGTCTTGTTTTTGTGAATGTCAATCAGGTCCTGCAAACCATAAGTTGAAGTTGCATTAAACAGACCTTCAAATTCTACAGTTGCAGTATTACCGGAAGGAAGGATGGCACGGTTGCCATTGTTGTCCTTACAAGTAACATCGATTGTTGTGTTTGTGCTATTGAATGTAGCGTTAGTCAAGCAGCCAATCAATTGACCGCCAACATATACACCGATACTATTACCATTTATTACAGCCATATTAGTTATTGTTTAATTGTTCCAAGTTTAATTTAAATTTATCTTTAGGTGGATATTCTCCATCGTATTTATCTCCAAATTTAAGTCTAATTAATTCACTACCCAGTTCAGCATCTGTTTGTAAAACAGTTCCTACCGGATAACTTCTGCCAAAAGCATTTACCCATTTCTTTTTAAGTTGTACTCTATAAGCCATTGACACTAAAGGTTGTAGTTTTTGAATACAAATCGTGATCCTTGTCAAATCCATCATACTCCCCATCAAATACAGCATAGCCAAAAGAGTCTCCGTTAATAGTTCCTGAAGCCTGATTCTCCAAGGCATTAATTACAGCATCATTTATCAAAGTAAGCTTGTCATAGCTTGTGGCATAGCTTGTGACCTCAATAGTCCAGGTATAACCACAGTTCTTTGCAATTGATGTTTTACTTGCCACACGGCAAACGCAATAAGGAGCAGCCTCTGTTTCAAACACAACAACCGGATAAACCTTGTATTTAGTTTTAGCCTTGTTCTGACCTATTTGAGCCTGAAGCGTAGCATCATTTTCCAATATGTAAATTACTGCGTTTATCATTTTGTCCAAGTACCTCCGGACTTTCTTATTGTTGTTCTCATAAAGTTTCTCAACTTCTTGCCAACAGATTCTTTGATGTTATCAGTAACCTGTGATTTGGTAGCATTAAACGCAGGTTCCATAAAAGGATAAGGTTTTACAAATCCTAATATTGGTCCACCCTTTCTTCTTCTGATTCTATGACCAAATTCAACAAGATGTCCGTGTTTTC